CATGGTGACAAATTAGTCCACAAAAACCGGCTGATAAATGGACGGTTATCATCCTATTAAAGGATTGATTCTGTTTAAGATATAGAGTACAACTAATGGATCTGAAAGTAAATGGAAGAATTTTCCCTTTGTGGGTCCTTAAGAATTTTAAAAAGTATAAATTAGAACCCTTTGCTACCGATGTTAAGGATGTTTGTAGCGGTGAGGTCAAATTAGAGGTCCATAAATATCAGGAGTTTGCGGCCGCTTATTTGGGCCCCAATTCCCCTTTCAGGGACCTTTTGGTCTATCATGCACCTGGTACGGGCAAAACGATCACCGCCATCAATATTTTTAATGTGGTATATACGGACGATCCTAACATTAATGTCATTATTCTTATCCGGGCGGCCCTGCGTGAGGATCCCTGGATGCATGATCTCAAACTTTGGCTGGGCGACCGGTTTGCGGACAAAATACGTGTGGTACACTTTGTCAATTATGATGCTCCTAATGCGGACCGAATGTTTTTGGAAACGGTCAGGGGTCTCGACCTGAACATGCCCATCATCTATATAATAGACGAGGTGCATAATTTTATTAGGAATGTCTATCATAATAGGAAAACTAGCGGCGTACGTGCGCAGAAAATTTATCATTTTATCCAGGAACAAAAGCGTGACCTTCCTACGAAAACACGGATCATCCTACTGTCCGCCACACCTGCGGTCAATACACCCTTCGAACTGGCCTTACTCTTCAACCTGCTCAGGCCGGGCATATTCCCCACATCAGAATCGGAGTTCAACCAAATATTTATCACAGGTACCACCTATCCGATCCTGAACCCGGCACGCCGTAATCTTTTTGAGCGTAGAATTTTAGGCCTAGTGTCCTACTACGCCGGCAAACCACCCGGAGTGTTCGCACGACAGAGTCTCAAATATATCGTTCTGACCATGACCGACTATCAGTATCAAATTTACCATCATTTTGAAAAGTTGGAGCGTGGCTCCAAAATTTATCGGACATATACACGACAGGCGGCCAATTTCGTCTTCCCCTATATATCCGCGGATATTAATGGTGAAAACCGTCCTAGGCCCGGACACTACCGTGTAGGGGAGTACACGGCCCAAAAATATCAGGAGGGCCGCAAGAAAAATTTCACATCCGAAGAGGCCGATGTGCTTGCTGTCTACGTCCAAAAACTTCAGGAATTTATCAGGGCCACCCAAGATTATTTTAAAAATATTTTTGATGAGGACCTCAAAAAGAGTAGGACCATTCTGGACGATCTGGAGGACTTTCGGAAGGGTTATTCGCAAGAATACTCCAACAGTTTCCTTAATTTCTATCGTTCCAAAAAGCCCAGGTCAAAACTTTTCCAAATATTATATGAATGCTCGCCCAAAATAACGGCCATCATATTCCTAACATACATCTCTCCGGGGAAGGTCATGATCTATTCCAACTTTGTGGTCGCAGAGGGTTTGGAAATGGTCCGGATATATTTGGAGACCATCGGCTTCCGTAACTATCAGAATGCCCCGGAAAATATGGGCTATGCCGAATATCATGGGCTGGTTGATCTGGAGAAAAGGGAACAGATACGGCGGGACTTTAATGATGTGTCCAATGCCATCGGCCAGAAATGTCGTGTCATACTCCTCTCGCCCTCAGCGACCGAGGGCATCAATCTGATGGACATTAGACAGGAACATATCCTAGAACCACATTGGAACGAGGTGCGTATCGAACAGGTGATCGGCCGTGGGCTACGGCGCTGTTCACACCGCGACCTACCCATAGATCAGAGGACACTGGAAATCTACCGTTATCATGTGATCAAACCAGAAAAACTGGACGAAGACGATCATGTTAGATGGACCACGGACGAATCTATAGAATCTCTGGCCCGGATGAAACATAACCTGATAGAATCCTTTTTGGGGGCCCTACGCGAGGTTGCCGTGGACTGTGAACTCTTCCGGACACATAATATGGTCCATCAATCCTATCCCTGTTTTAAGTTTCCCGAAAATATGCTCCATGGTCCGGCCTATCATATGGAGATCAAAGAGGATCTCAAATATGCCAGCGGTCTGCACGCCCCTAACACCCGTGTGGAGCGTATCCGGGTCATCAAAATTAATGGTGTCACCCAAAATGACAGTACACCCCGCCCATATTGGTTCAATCCCAAAACGGGCATGGTCTATGATTATGATACCCATTTTCCTGTGGGAAGGGTGGAGATTATTAATGGGATCCCCAACAAGATCGATAAGGATTTATACATCATCAGCGAAGTCATTTCTGTCCCCTAAGAGGACGTTTTTCGAGGACACCTATTTTGAACTGTAGATGGTGTTGGAATAATGGATTGAGCGGATGCCTTAGATTATGCCGAAAGCAGAGTTCGTCCTCCTGCTCATCATTACAATGGCAAACCATCTCGGACCGGATATTCTTATCAACATGGGGACATGTGAGCTGGTTGCCGTATGGGTCCATAAAACTGATGCGGAACTGTGTAATCTTGGCCAAGCAGTCCCAGGGGAATATCTTTTCACCATTATTGGTACGGCCCATATAATGGGTTTCATTAATATTGTTCTCATAATAGATGACCGCAAAACTATTGGCGAGTACATCATTGGTAGAACGATAGTTGATATCGGTGTGCTCGCCGATCGATAGGGTTACGTAAAGTAGGTCCGTTAGTCTTTGGTCGGTGTCCACCTTCCAGGTCCATTGGTAGTCCTCCTCGACGGGATCCCATTCTTTTACCTGTTTGATACGATAATAGATGGGTAGAATAATCGTTTCCAGTTTGATATACCTGACATTGGTAAATATATCATAGATCACGGGCATGGGGTCCTCATGGCCATCCACCCGGGGCAACGGGGAAAATCTGACTATATAATTGAACGGGTCCGGATAGTTCTGATAGTTACGATCCTTGCTATCAATCATCACCGAATATTCGCGTACTTCTTCCATCTATATTAAAATTTGAAATAGAATGTTCCAACTTATTTTTTCCTAAAATAGAAAGATTAATGGATGCTTTTGACTATTATCAATTTCAAATACAATGGGTTACCCAAAAAATTAAAGAAGAAATTTCCTTCTATAGGACATCTCCTTACGCGGCCCTACCACCGCTTAAGGAGTACCTTGAATATTTGGAAGAACGCATCCGTGGATCAGAATATTTCCATCCTAAAATGAACATTGAAGAATATGCCCGCGAACTGGACATTTTAGTCTTCCAAAAATCTTGGGCCAAACTAAAAGATTATCATAAAATGATGAAGATTAAAGAATATCTTACAAGTTTAAACCCTCCTCCCTCCTCAAAAATATTAGAAATTTTGCTTAAAAAATTCTCCATATTGGTACATAATAAAAAATTCAATCATAATGCTATAGAATATGATAGTCATAAAATGTGTATTGTCAAGATTAAATGTCTTAAATATATTAATGGAAAGTACAGAATTATCCAATCTTAAATAATTTGGCCATTTTTTCTTCCAATGTATTAAGTTTTGTCCTAAGATCTTCCTGCTCTTGAATTACCCTTTTAAGATTTTGGATCTCTAATTCTTGTTCCTGGACCCGTTTAACAAGTAAGGCTATTATACCATTATACCGGATCGAACAGGATGATCGTTCTCCCGTTCTTGTATCCTGTCCGCATTCAATACATTCCGGAAAAATTTCTAGAATATCCTCGGCCACCAGTCCGTAGCGCTGGGTACGATCCAGCCTATGGACAAAAGAGACCGGTTGCAGCCGTTGGAAGCGCACGGCCAAATCTGTTATTTCGAGGGGACGGATTTCCTCCTTAAAATGCCGACTGTCCGGATCATTCTGGAGGGATACATAACCCAACCGATGGTCTGCATTGATGGCTATAATTTTAACACTATTATTGCCACTAATAGTATATGTACCAAAATTAGTGTTGTTAATATTGGCAATAAAGGTTCCCGGCTGGTCTAATCTTTCATTATTGATGATGGTACCATTTATATTTAGATTATTACCAATAATAATATGATCATTAGTATTTTTAACCGTTCTATTGGTCTGACTATTATCAAAATATGAAGGGTCAAAACTACTATTCTTCCCAATAATAATATTACGGTTACATTCTATTGTTGATAAAGATTGTCCTGTATTGGGCAAGCCGTTTACAGTCTGGATCGTCGAACTATTACCAATAATGATATTATCATTACCATATGGTATAATATTGGTAGTATTTAGAGCGTTAGAACCAAAGTATTGGTTGGCCTGATAACCAATGGCAATATTACCATTGGAAACAACATTATTACTGGCCACACTAATATTATTATTATTATTGATGAGCGCCTGATAACCAATTGCTATATTATGGTCCGCCTGAAATTTGGAGTCTGCAGTAGAACTATAGTTATTATAATTATTATTTTGTAATGCCTGTTGACCGATGGCAATATTGTTCACTGCAGAAATATTAACGGCATTACATTTAGCATTTTGATTCTGGGCGGCACAGTTACCGATGGCGATCAGATCATTACTATGAACCGTCCCTTCTATTGCAGCCAAGGAATTATTACAATTACCAGCCGCCTGGGTACCAATGGCCACAACATCATTGGCATTAATAGTACCATTTAATATATTATTGTTAAAATATTGGGCGGCCTGATAGCCTAAGGCTACCAGTCCATTAGCAGTTAGCAGGCCGTTACTCAATGTACAGGCATATTGGGCGGCCTGACAACCTAGGGCGAGCAGGGCCCTAACCATTAGGGTTCCCTTGGCCATGAAACGCGCAATGTTGTTCTGGACGGCTAGTTGGGCGGCCTGATAGCCTAGAGCAAATAAATTTGAGACCATCAGGGTCCCTGTGGCACCATTACCGGGCACATTATTTTGTACCGCCTTCTGGGCAGCCTGGTGTCCCAACGCACAAAAATCTGAGACAGTCAGGCTTCCGTTGGCCAGGAAGCCGCTAACACTATTTTGTGCAGCCTGCTGGCCAGCCTGGTAGCCTAGGGCAAACAGATCTGAGGTTGTCAGATTTCCCTGGGATTCTGGACCGATTACATTATTTTGTAGTGCCTCTTGGGCGGCCTGGTAGCCTATCGAGAATAGATTGGAAGCCATTAGATTTCCAGCTCCACTTTTACCTATGTTATTATGCATCGCCTGTTGTGCGGCCTGATATCCTAGGATTAGTGGGCTCAACTTGTCCATATCATTTACCATTATATTTTTGCCCGCCTGATGACCTATTATAATACTATTAAAAGTATTAGGCCTACCAACCATAAATTCTATAGCATGGTCAGCATTCATCCTAATAATATTATCACTGGGCGAACTATTGATTCCTATATTGTTCATATTTATAGATGGAAAAAAATATTAAAATCAATAAACTTTTATTAATGTTCCATTATAACAATAGATGGCATCCATTTTATTAACTAATAATAGATGACCGATAGCAGCCTTTTTATGGCCATAAATAGTAAAAATGATGATCGTTAGTTATTCGCAGAATATTATAATAGACCAAAAAGCATTTTAACCGGACGGGCCGTAGAGGTAGTCTAGCATTAATGGCAACATCCAAACGATGATTTTGGATTTTATAAAATCCAGAAGGTTGTCTTTTCTCGGGATAAAGGCTAAAAGAATAAACATTAACACCTATATCAGGATTCCCGGAGAACCTCTCATAGGGAACGATCCAGTTGGTATACTCCCAGGACATCTCTAGGTCGAGTAGTTTTGACAACCGTGTCAAACTTTCCCCATTATATTGGTAGACAAAAGGATATCCTTCGTATTCTACGGTCCAGACCAGCAGTTTATAAGGTTTTCCTCCAGTGATCAATAAACTTAAATGTTGTTGGTTCCCCACTATTTCTAATACTTCGAGCTGTTCGATCAAATAATGGACATCCCGTTTTAATAAACGATGCCTTTCCTCACCGTCCAACAGGATATATTCCACATAGAGACGGGCATCACCCAGACTAACATGCGGATATTCTAGAGGGATCTTCTGTGATGTCGATATAGGCGTAACCAGAATGTTCGAGTCCACGAAAGATCTAACCGCCACATCCTTCTGGAGTTCGTCCGCAAATTCTACACTATAGTAAACTGTCCTATTGATAAAGTCAAAATCCCAAAAATGGCCTAAAATTTTATTTTCCTGCTCCAAAATTTCTCCCGGAAGGAAGGCACAAAAATCTTCCGAGACCCGGAAGAAATGTGTGGGTGCCATCCGGAGTGATTCCTCCAACATTCTAAAATGGAAGGTTAACTGTACGGGCTGTCGTAGAGGTAGTGCCAAACTATAGTCACGAGAAAACCAAAAAAGTAGGGGTAGATAAATCTCGATGGACGGTTTTGTATGTGTGTAGTCCGTGACATCATGTGAAGAACCGACCAACTTTTTAAGATCATCAAAGCGGCCGGAAAGTTGGCCCCAAATTAAATACCATTCTCCTGGATGACGTTCTATCATCCGTTCGGCTATGTTTAGGATACACTCACGTACCAAAAATATTCCCAGGTACGGATGCCATGAGTATAATTCTTTGCCAGAACCTACTATTTCGGGTACTCTTAAATGGAGCCAAATTTTTCCCAAAAGGTCCCCCATCTGTGCCAGACGGCAGACTGAGGCGCCACCAAACTCTGGCGGCGTCATAAAATTTTGGACAGTTGATATAATTGCAAAATTAGTAGTCCTTTTATAGACAATTTTAAAATAGGTAACTTCTGGATTAAATGTTAGATAGGCGTCCTGTGCCCCCCGTGCTACCAATTGTATGATTGCACCCGTCATTAATTCCAACAAGATTATATCCAGGCCCATGCAACCGTACCCTGGGAATATTTTAGGACATTCCAGCCTACATAAAATAGTGTAATCTGGTAGTCATCCTGTCCTGTCTGTCCTGTTGGACCTAATGGGTACAAAATTTCCAGATTCAGTCTGGTATCGGCTATCCGGGAAAAATTAACGGACCCACTGGGCTGTCCCGAGAATGGATGGAGAGCCCATGAGAATACATGGACACCCTCCGAGGAACATAGTCCCGTCTGGTAACAGGAGATCGTGGTCCAAAGGGCTGTATCTTCCGGCAAGAGGGGCAGATCGTTGATCCTCAGATCGATCGATCTAACTGGATCTATCCGAGGATATTCTAGTAGATAGTCCCATGGATCCTCATTAAAGGGTACATTCCATGGATCCGGTAGACTAAGAACACTTTTTAAAAAATTTTGAGAAACCTCATGCCACAAATGATGGTCATAATAAGGATAGTACCCATAATTGTCCCATTGTCTCTCCCCATCAAAATAATCAGCACGATCATCCCTGTCCCCAGGATTAACATGAATAATCCTCCTGGCGATAAAGATTATGATTTTAACAGGATGTGCAGCATTGAGGGCAAAAGTAAATTTTTGGGATTTCATGCCGACACCTACTATGGAGAACCGAAGAATGCCCATTCTGTCCAAATATTCCTGGGGATAATAGATCATATCGTACCGGGTTCCGTTAGTATTCTTTGTCCAATAGTCTTCCCTCTGTAATTGTTCCACCAGATACTCCAGCGGTCCCTGGACGAACCTGGCACGCTCCTCGGAACCCAAATAAATGTACTCCATCCATAAATAGGAAAATTCTAAGTGCATAGGTCTACAATATTCCGAAAACCGGCTTTTATAGGATAATTCTTCCAGTTTGCGCAAATGTATCTGGAGCTCATACTGTACTGAGGTCACTAGTGGCAGTGCACTGGAGACCTCACGGCTAAAATTAAAGATAAGCGGTAGATAAATTGTCCTTCTGGGACGATTGCCGGGTCCAAAACGATATAGTTCTTCCAAATGTCCGATCATACGATAATAACCTGAATTACTATGGACCAGCCGATGATAAACTTCAAACCAGTCTGAAGTATGTCTGTCCACTACACCGGGCGCTCTGAGGACTACCTCGGACACCAAAAAATGTCCCAACTTCCTGACCCAGGCACAATAGGCCTCTTCCGTCCGGACTAGTATGTCCCGGACATCATTATTATTGTTGTCCACGGAAACCGATGATATTTCATGATTATGTCCACCGGTCTGCAATTCCCGATCGAAAAAACCCAGCTCTATTTTTTCGAACCGGTCCAAAATTCCATCCTCTGTCCAAAAATAATGGTGACCTAACTGATAATAACGGAATGTACTAGACGGAAGTGTGTATACTTCTGAACTCTGGGGCGCAGCACGCGGTTCCTCCGAATAGACCACTGGTCGGTCGTCCATAAGCGCCCCGTGGTCATAATAACGGCTGTCCAGATATTGGTCATATCCGTCATATTCGTCCTGGGCTTCTGGAGGGTCCTTCGATGGGCCAAAAATATTATCGGCGATCCAGGAGGTTTGAGGTAGGCTAAAAATATCCGTATAATATTTTTCCAGCGCGGATATTCCTGCCAGTTCTACCGAAAAATAACATTCTAGAATGTCATGATTTTCCATAGGTACTGGTGGACTGGCAGGCTCGCCCAAATAAACCTTAGTGAAATATTGTCGTATACCAGAATATATTTCCCGTGCCATATCTTTGGTGTCCTCATGGACCATGATATTATCGATCTGATGGTCGATCCATTCGAACACTTGAAAAATGGATGGTAGGTGCCCTCGGTGCAGAATATATGTTATGGCCAAAAGGTTTTCTAAACTTTGCTTTTCTGATACTAAGGGGGTATAATTATCCAAAGTATCCTCGGGATAAATGGAAGGTGAACTGGCATAAAGCTGTTCCATCCTATAAGAAATACTTTGGGAATATTGGCCCAATCTTCTACCGATCACACTGACCAAGTAGGCCAGTTCACCTGTCGATTTTTGTTCCATCTGCGTCCTCAGAACATATTCTTCAACGTTTAGATTCTCCAAAAAGTGGAGGAATACAAAATAAAGATGGTTCAGGTTGACTATCCTTTTGGCCCTTTTATGGGCGGCATCACGGAACTGGTTGTAGGAGGATAATTGTGCAGTCCAAAGATGGTCCGTAAAAAGATGTCTATATTTTTCCAGGATAATATCCACATGATGCGCCAGTTCCCTAAAAAGCAGGTCCGTACGCCGACAAATATAGTCGGAAAGTGTACCCGGGGTCTGGCCTAATTTTTGATAGTATAGTCTAGAAAAATTAGGGTCGACCAGTGTGGCATAATATTTATCTGGTCGGGAAAGATCAATGATTTTGACCATTATAATGGGTACGGTAGTAGCCATCAGTCCCAGGAATCTTTTGAGAATCTCCAAATCCTCAGGCTGAACTTTTGGATATTCCTGAAAACCACCCTGGAAGGTTGGGAGATCGTCATCTTTTGGAGTATTTCGATCCTTAGGGTCCATCCTGATATATTCTTGCCATTTATCCCGTGGATAGAACGCTCTTAGTTCGGGTATTCCGAAAACAAGAAACGCATGATGTGCCAGATCGCCCAGCCTGGGTATTCTGATGATCCCTGAACCCCCGAAATCCATCCTGTTGGTAAAATTGATCCGGCGGAATTCGGTTGCAAAAACTGTATGACGTCTATATATGCATTTAAAAAAGGTTATCTGGGGTGGATGGTTGATCCATTTGTTCTCGGGTCCCTGGTTGGAAACCAGTTGGAGTATTGTCCCTGTCATTATATTAAAGAAACATTAAAGAAGCCTTACCCTTGGCGATCTCAAGAATATTGTAGGAAACAGCATAAACATGTAATGTCCCTGGCCCGTCCGCAAAAAAATCTAGTGAAAAATCGTCCAGCCTCCCAAAATTAAGGGAACCACTAGGTTCTAGGGACCCAGGACTCAGGCAGAAAGAATAAAAGTAGAGGCCTTGGGGCAGACTCCGGGGAAGATAGATATAGGGCATAAGCCAATTATAGTAGGCATCATCCCCGGGTACACTCTCACGATCCTGATTGTTCACCCTGATCCGCATGTTCCTCAGAATGGGACTAGTATTATGACCTTCTGCCGATGGCCTGAGATACCATACCAAAAATTTAACCGGTGCATGTAATTTCGGGCGGACGCTTGATGGACCAGATTCTAGACTAAACTTTTGATGGTTGACCAATTCTATCAGATAATAATGGTGTGTTTCCAAAAATTTTTTCCTTTCTGTATCCCCCAGAAGGATATAGTTAATATATACTTTTGGGTCGATAATATCAGTCCGAAACCTACAATTGAGGATGACAGGTTCTTTAATGGATACTATCGGTAGTGCTAATGGAAAATCACGGCAGAACCAAAAGCGCAAGGGTAGAACGTAATGGACAATGTCCCCGTCCACATAACCGGAAACCATCTGATGGTAGATTGTGTCCTTGGATCCTGGTACAAAAAGATGATGGTAGATGTCCAGCCAGTCCCCGGTTTGTCTGTCCAAAATTTTTCCGCCCACCTCCAGTTCCACCTCCCGGACCAGAGAATGGATCGGACGTCCAGAATGTTCAGGGCTGTCCGACCGCAACCACCCGGAAACTTTCCGGTAGAGGTCCCGTAGGTCCCGTAATCTTCGATGGACGTCCTGTGGATCCTTGGGAATATATTTGGAAAAGTTGAGCATTTCTATCTCCTGTACCAATGCAGGATCATCCGTTAGACTGAGCAGCTCCGTCCGGACCCCGTCTAGGGTGACCACTAGATTGTCCGGGAGATCCCCAGAATTTTGATAGGCGTCCAATATTTTAAGGTCCGTATCTATGTAATGATGGAGCAACCCTAGATATTTTTCCAAATAGTCCAGATATTTGGGAGGATCCTTTGTTTGCCGGTAGCCTAATGTCAGATAAATCTGACCGACCAGATCTCCCCATGGTTCGATCTGTGCGCTCGAAGTTCCCCCCGTGGGTGTATTTTTGAAATATTGTTCCAATGTCCGTATAAGGAAAGGGGTATGCCTACGGTAGACCATTTTAAAAAAGGTTATTTGTGGGTTGCTCGTCAGATAGTCCGCCAGAGTGTTCCATGCGACCAATGTTTTACCGGGCATTCTTTTCTAACTATAGGAAAAAAATGAACTATAATAAATTCCAAATTTTTGAGTTCAAATTGGAGAAAATGGTCCCGGATCCAGCAATTGTTATGGTGGCCAAACGTGGATCGGGCAAAAGCTATATTACCCGTGATATTATCTATCATCTACGCCATATACCTGGAGGTGTGGTCATTGCCCCTACGGACCGTATGAACTCATTCTATAAATATTTTTTTCCGGATCTCTACATACACTATGATATCAAGGATTCCATCCTCAAAAAGGTATTATTGCGCCAGATGCTTATGATAGAAAAGGCCAAGGAAAAAGAACAACAGGGAAAACATATAGATCCATCGGCCATCCTGGTCATGGACGATTGTCTTGCCCGTAAAAAGGCCTGGGCCAAGGATGAAAATATTTTAGAAATTCTTATGAACGGTAGACACTATAAATTAACCTATATACTCACCATGCAAACACCTTTGGGCATCACACCCGACCTACGCCTTAATTTCGATTATGTTTTTCTGCTCAAAGAGGATTCTGCCATCAACAAAAAAAAACTTTGGGACAATTATGCTAGTATGTTTCCAACTCTACAAGCGTTCGAAAAAGTTTTTACCGAATGTACCAAAGATTATTGTTCTATGGTTATTGATAACCGTAAACCTGCCGATAATATTCAGGAAAAAGTTTTTTGGTTCAAGGCCAAAGAAAGGAAATTTAGTTTTGGCTCCAAAGAGTTCCAGGAGATGCACAAAAAATATTACGATCCCGCATACCTGCATAGAAAGAATATTCGTCTCTTGGAGGGACAAACATTCTTCAACCGTCGGCGTAATGATATAGATATTAAAGTTGAAAAAGTATAAAATGGGGACTCCCCAGGAGGTTATTGTCATCGGAACCCAGGAGAATACAACGGACCAAAATACCAATGATCCTAAGGTCTATGAGCCTTGGAACTATAAAATTGTCCTATTACTCAAAAAAATTGGTAAAAAAACAATGGGCTATAGATGGATGCATGAGCAGGATGCTAAATATTATGATAATATAAACTCTAAATTGGCCGTTGTTGAAATGTTATTGCTTGCTTTTCTGGGCACATTGAGTGGGGGTCAATTTGTCTATTTTATGATTAATTCCGGGCTCAATCAAAATCCCATTGTTTATATTGTACTCTCAGTGGTACAATTAGTATCTATATTTGCGGCAGCTATCGTTAAAGGATATCGTGATGTCAGTAAGTTCGAAAATCTCCGGGCGGAACATAATTATGTGGCCCTCAAAAATGCAGAGCTCAATTTGGACATCCAGTATCAGCTCTCCCTTAATGTTAAGAACCGTGAGGATGATAAAAGTTTTTTGCTACATATTATTAGGAAATTTAACGATATACTTTTCCTTTCGCCAAAAATCCGTGAAAAAACAAAAAAACATTATTTGGAGGAATCGGATGATAATGATATTTTTAATCCTATTATGATTGATACAGCACCTACGGGTACACAGATACAAAATACACCTCAAAGTTCTGAACTTAAATATCAGATAGACCGTTGGCTACAACATTTTTAAAAATGTTAGCTATAACATTTTTAAAACCGTTGGCTACAACAT